AAACTAGAACACGAGCGCGGTTTTTTGTTCTTGTCTGACTTCTCTCTCCAGCCTATTTATTTCTTCCCTCTTTTCTTTATACTCTTGTTCGTCTCTCATTGCTTTATAGTCAAGAACAACCATATTTTTAGGTTTGCTCATAATGTTAAATAAATTGGTAATATAAGCGTGATAGTGTTAAATTTCTAACATTAATGTATAGATTTATACAAAGATGTTAAAATTTTAACATTTATTGAGGCTAGCAACAAAAAAAGTTGCAAGTCTTTTAGTTGTTAATTTGGTCGATGGTTATAGAACCCGTCGTTTTTCTTGCCGTTTTTTTCTAGTTTTGTCAAAGTGCTTTTTTGATCTATTTAAAAATTACACTAACTGATTAGTTAATGCAAGATGTCATATTATATCATACTATACCATTTTAACATTATTTAGCGCGTTATGACAGTATTTGCATAGTAAAAAAAGCATCATACTTTTTAGCTTCAATAATTGTTGAAACAATAAAAGTTATGACGTTTTTAGTGATGTTTTGTTTTTAGTGTAGAAAAAACCGATTCAAACTATTACCATTTTAGTAATAGTTAACTTGTTATTATCCGTATAGTATTTATTAACTATTGTTGTGCCTAGACAACGTCGTAAACTACATAATTTACGACGTTAAGCCTGCATATTATTATCTCTACTGTAGTGCATATATATATGTTTATATTGTTAATATGCTCTATATATAAATATTTGTCTGACTGTTGTTAATGTATATTATAGAACCGACTGCCACCCCATCTGTGGCTATAACGGCTAAAGGGGGCTCTCCTACCTATACCAACAGCACGGTCTATATATTCCTTACCCCCTCTATGTGTTAAAATGGGTACCTTCTTTTAATTGTTTCATAATTTTTTTAGGAAGTTATGCAGGAATGGCAAAATATCTCATTTTTAGGCGATTGGCGAGGTTTTTATAGGATTGTGGTACTTTTCCACCCCTCTGCTGTGAAAATATGGGTACCCTTATAGAAGATTCATAAAATTTTTGGGGCTTGTTTTCTGGAAAATATGTGGTATAATATAATATATGGACAAAAAAGGTTTTACCTGTCAATGCGGACTTAACTTCTACAGTCAAAAACGCTTCCTTAATCATGTTTTAAGCCATGTACTCCCTTTAATCCGCTTTGTTGCTTACGTAGAGGATGATGAATTAGTAGTTTCTCCCGCTTTTAAATATATTTTTGAGGGATCAATTAACTAATATGAAGATTTGCAGTCATTGTCGTGTTGAGAAGGATGATAATAGATTTAATAAAGACAATCAAACTATGGATAAATTGTGTTTTCAGTGTAAAGAGTGCCTGTCGGCAAGTAGAAAAAAATCCCGCGCTCTGAAACGTGGTCAGTTTTATCAACCCTATTAATATGGAGATATTTATATATTTTATAATTGGTTTAACGTTTGCTTTTTCGGTTAGGTTAATCAAAGAAGAAGCTCAACCTCTTATAACGTGGATACTTTGCCTATTGGCATGGCCTTTTTTATTATTCACAATTCCTTGTTATTATTTTATTCAATTTTTATTTGATACAGAAATATGATTTTATTTATAATTTATACCGTTTTTGGATTTACTTTTACTTTGCGCCGCAGACAAGTTTATGGAAAAATATCTTTACTTGAATGGTTTTTGTTTACATTTTCTTGGCCATTTCTTTTATTACTAGATATAAAATTATGAAATATAAATTTTTAGGTAAGTCAGATTTTAATTTCCCTAACCTTAAAACAGGAAAAGTCTATAATTTACAAATTATCAGTTATGATTGGTTAGGAAAACTAGTGACTGGGTTTGAGGTGGAGATTAAATCTCCATTTTGGTGTCCTTATTCAAGTTGGGAAACTTTTTATAAAAATTGGAAACCATATGAAAAACTTTAAATATAAAACAATTAAACTTTGGTCTCGGGGTTGGTTGGGAAATGTAAAATTACATCAAGAATATTTAGATTGGTTAGATCAAGAAAAAAAACTCATTACTATTCTTATATATTTGGAAAAAAAGAAAAAACCGCACCGTACTAACCGATTGTTGAAGATTTTGATTATTTTAGCAATAATTGGGTGGTGTCTATTTGTTAAAATTCCCAGTGTATAAAATATGAAAACTAAACAACTTATTGAGAAAAAAAAGGAATTAAACCCAAAATATGAATTAAGAATAGGACAGATAGTTGCGTTTCACTTTGGTAATAGTTGTCGATTTGACCGATATTATTTAGATGAACAAGGTGAAATTATAATAAATGAAAAAATATATAAATTAAAAGATATAACAACTAAATTATGAATACAAAAGATTTAATATCTAAAAAAAAGAAAGAAGTACGACTTGAACTTGATGAACTAATTGAAGATATGGAGTCGTATATTGAACTTCCAGATAACAAATCGTATCAAGATGAATTATTTGACCGACTAAATAAATGGCAAAAATCCTTTCTCCACTCCTTTGCCCTAGAGTTAATAGAAACAGTAAGTGAAGAAATAATAGGGAAAGATGAAACGCGTAACACACTAAAAGAGAAGATAATCGGAATACTTTTTGCTAAATCAGGAGTTATGACAATAGAAGAAGTTGCCGACTTAATCTTAAATGAATTAGACCAAATTATAAATTCTATTATTCTATTAAAAGAACATGACCAGAACTGAAGTTTTACAAGAAATAAATAAGGCATTTGAAGAAGTAGAAGATTTAATACACGACTCTTATGAGCGTGGAGGATTAAATTCTCTTTATTTAGAACCAAAATTTAAAGAGTGGTTTGCTAAAAAAATTGATGAGTTAGAGAAAAATATTTTAAATTCTATTAAAAAATGAAAAAGAAAATAAATCTAAAAGCAAGATTATTAGTTAAAGGAAAAGTTTACGGATTTGGACTTAGGAAAGGTCAATATTTAAATTGTTTTCTTTATGATTTTGAAGATGATACTGTAAAAGCATATTTGAGAGGTGGTTGTTCTATGTGGTTTAAGAAAAAAGATATTTTATTTGTCAACGAAAAAAATAGAGGTTATAAAAATCAAGATATTGAAATTATTTTAAATAAGCACCTTAAAAATTTAGAGGGTTAAAAGAAGCTAGGTGATACCAGTAGAGGAATAGGTGTGATATCGGGTACAGGAACAAACTTTTATTCTAGTCAAATAAAATGCCTAATACCGAGCCAAACTGTGAAGGACGACAACCGAAACAAAGTCCTTACTAGCTTCTTTCAGCACTTTAAAATGATTGAGAATTGATTGAGGCGGTGGCGGAATAAGACGCAACTATGGGGTAATAGCCATAGATGGGTAAGAGGCAAGCTAAACCAACCCAAAGGCTCAAGCACTCTTGTATAAGATGAAATTTCTTATCCGCCTCAATTACTTTTTAATCATTTATTAATTAATTTAACCATTATGAACACATATCAGGTAGGAGATACAGTAAAAATTAGAAAAGTTATTAAAAATATTTAATAATTATGTGTCGAAAATGTCTTGAATATTTGAAATATGAGAGATACTACTTTTGGGAATTTATTATATGGAATAAGTTAGTGACTTTTTGTTTGGGTTTTGTCGTTTGTCTATTCTTCTGTATAAACTTTTGGAAAATTGTTGATGGTATGATATTATTAATTAAGATATTAAAATGAGAGAACACAAAAGAAAAACCGCGCTTGCTAGGCGAATATTAACTAGGATTGAAATTAAAAATCATACTCCTATTTTCCAAAGTAAGGCGTGGATGGAGAGAGCAGAGATCAGAAAGATCAAGGTTAATAATCGAATAGTTGAGGCTCAGTATCAAAAAGAAGCAAGAAAGAGTAAATTAAAAGTTGATGATGTTAAAAATGAATGAATTAAAACTTTGGGAAAAATATAGTAAAGAAGTTGATAAAATAAACTCCAGAAGATGGAAAGATTGTTTAAAAATTCGGGAAGAAATGGATGAAAATGCTAAGAAATTACATGCCGAAAGATTAAAAACATACAATGAAAAACGTAGTGAATATTTATTAAAATTAGAAAAATATAATAACTTGCCATTTTATAAAAAAATATTTACCGAAAATCCTTATCTACCTTTTGGATATCTAGATAAACCAAGAAATTGGTATATACCATCTTTTGTATGGCCTTTATTAGAACATAAAAGTTATGAGAATTTTCTTGATTGGAGAGTTAAAAATAAATTATAAATTAATGATTAAAAATGAATTTAGAAGCAAAAGTTCGAGATGCGTTTCAAATTATTGGAATTTTATTTGAGGTAAATCCTGATGAAATGTCGGTTGGTGAGGTGAGGGAAGCATACAAAAAAGCACTTCTTTTTATTACTGGGGTTGTTGTTGGAAATGTACTTACTTACGATAAATTGAAACAATTAGGAGAACAAATAAAAAAGGTAGAATAAGTCATTCTTCATTTGCGCTTGACACATATATAGTAGTGAGATATTGTTGATATATATTTTGATATATTAACATTATGAAACGAATTTTAATCTCACTACCATCTCCCTTACTTCTTCAAATAGATAAATACTGCCAAGATAATCAATACAATCGTTCTGAGTTAATAAGACACGCAATAAGATTATTAGTTAATAATAAAAATGATAAATCTATTGAATAAATTGTTTAAAAAAGAAACTACCGCAGTACAAGATTGTAAACATCAGTGGGAGTGTGTGGCTAAGACTTATGCTTCCCCAATACAGGGAACAACTCATATTGAAGATCCGCGGTTTGTTTTTGGGGTCACAACATATAATTGGCATTGTTCTTTATGTGGAGTAGCTTATCGTGATGAAATGTTGGGAACGGATGAGAACAGATGGGATGATATTATTGATAAGGTAGAAAAGTTTGGAATGCAGTATATAAAAGTTGGGAATAAAGTTTTTGGAGTTGCCGAATGGGTTCCTGAAGTTAAAAAATAATGGGACGAAAAAATACTAGAAACTATACGCCAGTGCCAGCATCAATGATTCCTATAAAAAAAATAACATTAGATGATATAAAAAAAATAAAAGGAAGACCTCCGAAAGCGCTTGTTCCTCAAATTAAAAAAATTAAAAAAGATATAAAGATGACCGAAAAAGCAGAAAATGCTGAGATCGCCAAAAAAAATCGATTATTAAGAATGCAAAAGCATAAACTTATTATTAGGCAAAAGGCTGACCTTTTCTTAGAGGAGTTTATAAAAAACGGAGGGAATGCTACTGAGGCGGTTCTAACAATTTCTCCCCATCTTACACGGACATCAGCCTATGCCACCGCCTCCAAATACTTAAAAGAACTACGAGGATTAGGAAGATTGTATTTAGAAAAGAAAGGTCATTCATATGGAAAACTTTTAGATATTGCGATGCAGAAAGTTAAAGGATCTAAAACCCCAGAATGGTGGGATAGGATTATGAAAATAGCTGATTATGAAGATTTTATTACAAAAGAGAAAAAAGGAGCGCCTCAAGTTGTTAATATTATTCAATCTCACAAAGACTTAACATCATCATATATTGAGGGTGAGGTTGAGGACGTTTTACCAGTAGAAGATAATGCTTAATCCAGTAAAAATTAATTATAGAAAATTTATAGAGGAGAACTTTCAGGTTAGTGATAAAGATACTTTAATTCCTATTCCTTTTAAATTAAATAAAGTTCAAGCAAAATATAGTGAAATTTTAAGTGGGGAATATCCAGAAATGGAGGGTGTGAGAGAGATTATTTTAAAAGCCCGTCAAGAAGGTATGTCTTCATATGTTCTTGCATTGTTTGCTACTGATTTTTTACTACGACCTTATTCGGTCTCAATTTGTATTTCCCACCGTAAAGATGCCACGGACATCCTTTTTAAAAAGGTAAAATCTTATATTGACTCTTATTTTAGGGTTTTGGCTAAGAAAAATAATATTGACTCCGACTCAATTGCTAAACAATTTTTAAAAAGCGATAATCGTAATCTTTTAGAGAATGCGACCAATGGTGCGGTTTTCTACATTGGAACGGCTGGCGCTAAGGTGGGAGGGCGCGGTGGAACGGCCCGAAATATTTTATTTTGTTTGAGTGGAAATAGTTTAGTTATGAGACATGACACCTCTTTTACACAGATTAAAAATTTAAAAAAAGGGGATACTATTGTCGATGGTAATGGATATTTAATTAAAGTTAATAATTTGTCTACTCAGCCTGCTAAAAATAAACAATTTAAAAGTATAAAAATATTTGGATCAAGTGAAACTGTTTCAGCGACTGATAATCATATGTTCTTAGTACATTCTCAAAATGGTCCAATATGGAAAAGTGTAAAAGATATAACAATTAATGATTATATGGCTTTTCCTCTTCGTAAAATTCGTAATACAAAAAAGTTTTTTAGAGCAAAAAATAAAAAAGGTACTAAAACAACTAAAGAATTAATTCCTTATAATTATGATTTTGGAAGATTTGTGGGGTGGTATCTAGCGGAGGGTTGTGCTTCGGTTACTACAAAACAGAGAACATCTTCCACTATTACTTTGTCTGTACATCATGACGAAGTAGCGCAAGTTATGAAAATCTGTGAAGTTATTCGTCCTTTGGTAACATCTGTTAATGTAAAAAAAAGAACAGATTCTAAAACGGCTGTTATTTCTATCTATGGAAAAAGTTTTAGATGGGCATTTACTAAAAAATTTGGAACATCACATACAAAAAAAATTCCATACGATGTATATAAAATGGGAAGAGAGTTTTTGAGAGGTTTGGTATTAGGATATGTTGAAGGAGATGGTTACATAACCAAAAATGATATTAGAATTTGTGGAATAAGACAAAATTTGATTTATGGTTGGAGTCGCATTATTAAAGAATTAGGTTTTGGTGTTTCAGCTATTTATACAACTAAAGAAGGAGTAAGAAATGGAAGAAATGAAAAACAACAATGGAATGCTGTTCTAATGGGTACGGCCGCAGAAAAATTCAAAGATGATTTTAGATTAGATAAAAGAACTAGTAGGTATGTACCTAAAAAAATAGAAGCCCAACAGAGAATACAAAAATGGTTTTTACAAGGTTTTGGACATAAAGATTATAAAAAATATGCTTTTCAAAAAGTGTTGTCGATTGATAATGCTCCAAAAGAAATAATGATGTATGACGTAGTATTGGACAAAGAACCTCATAGTTTTATTACATCAATTGGAGTGTCTCATAACTCCGAAACGGCTTTTTATCAAGATACAGATTTAATTACAGCTCAAGAAATTGTAGTAGGTACTGCTCAACAGGTCCCTCAGGGGAGAGGAATGATTTTTATAGAAAGTACGGCAAACGGAGTTGGAAATTATTATCAGGAAACTTGGGAAAAGGCAATGAGAGGGGAATCTACATATAAACCAAGATTTTTTGGTTGGAAAGAATTTTATACCCAAGAGTGGGTTGAGGAAAAGAGAAAAGAGTTTCCCAATGATAGAATGTGGCGTCAAGAATATCCCGCCGATGCAGATGAAGCTTTCGTAGTGTCGGGAAGCCCTTATTTTAATACTGAGCTATTAAAAAAAGCTCTTAATGAACATCATATACCTATTAGGCAAGGTAAGTTTGCAGCAGATGGAACATTAGACTCATTTTGATTATGAAAATAGAATATCCAGTTAAACAATATCGCGAACTTGAGGAAGGAGAGCAGTTTGTAATTTTTGGAGATCCTGCTGAATCTCAAGACTTCTGTGCGGCGGTCGCAATCTCAAAAAAACATTTTGATTGTCCACTTGTTTTTAATTGGGTAATGGAATCAACACAATTTGGATATGAACTCTTCTATATGGCTAAATTTATTCAAAAGAAAACTGGACTTTGGCCAAAGTTAGCTGTAGAACGTAATACTGGTCAGGCTACTATTTATATTCTTAAAACCTTAAATTATCCTGATCTATTTAGAATGGTAGATTTCTCATCAACTAATAGTGCTGAAAAAGGTGAAATTGGCTGGGTTACGACTGGGGCTTTAACTGGTGGAGTATTAATGGGGACACGTCGTAAGATGTTGGACGATTTATCAACTGCTATTAATCAGGGAATGATTAAACTTTATGACGAAACCCAAATTAGACAATTAATGTCTTTTCTAATAGTAAAGGGCGGTCGCGCTCAGGCCCAATCTAATAAGAAAGATGATTTATGTATGTCTACGGCTGGAGCATGGCAAATACAACTATTAACTCCTGACACTGATTTTGGTGATTTTGATCCAGTGGCAAGGGCAAGAGAAAGAGATAAGTGGAGATTTAAATAATTGTAAATTTAAAATTTATTATGGAAGGTAAGATAGATTTAGTAAATGATCCTAATTTTATAAATAGTTCTAAGGGAAGATACGAGGCATGGTTAAAAAGAGATAATAAGTATTGTTCTTTTCATCCTCTTATTCATCCTGACAATATTAAGAATATTTTATTAAAAGACGGTAGCACATCAAAAGAAGTAAAAAAAGTAATTGAGGTTACTAGTTTTAAATATTGTCCACGCTGTTTTGCGATTGCTAAATAATGAAGAAAAAAATAGAAGATACTGATTATTATAAACAACAAGCAAAAAACGAGTATGCTTTTCGTGAAATGCTTAAAACTGTTAAACCAGATTTATATGTACTTTTTGACATATTACAAACAACTGGTATTAATTTCTTTGTAATTGTTAAAATTCTACGAGCATTAAATAATGTAGCTATAGGAACAGGTTATGGCGATGTAACAATAAACATTCAAAATGGCAAGGTGCTCTTCGTGCATTCAAACGAGAGTGATCGCGTCGGGGAAGAATTAATTGTTAAAAAACCAAATCAGGGAACTATTGAAATATTAAATGAATAGGTTTGATTTATTTTGATATAAATACGCTGGACAAGAATATATTAGTTAGATATTGTTATTTAAGATAGGTTAATTTAGGCGAACACCGCCGTTTAATCGACAACATACCATCGCTTGGTGGTCATTTTGTCGATTTTTTTATGGTCCAAAATATGGCCGAAACAAAACAAGACGTAAGTAAAAATAATTTAAAGGATGAACAAATCCTTCGTGAGTGTAAACAGCATTCTCAAATAGGTTTTCAAGAAACAGATAGTCGTGCAACTGGTAAAAATCGCATAGGCTCTATTTCTTTTAATGAGGCTGACGAATTCTTCAGATCGTGGCTAAATGAAGCTTGTGTTACTCCAGACACTGAAGTTCTCACCAAACAAGGTTTTAAACCGATCATAAATATATCGTTAGCTGATAAAGTTTTATCTTTGAATCCTAAAACTCTTAAAGCAGAGTATGTTACTAATAATAAATTAATCTCTTACGATCATGATGGTCCAATGATACATTTCAGTGGTAGATCTGTGGATTTAATAACTAACAATAATCATAGGATGTGGTGTTCAATTACTAATCGGAAAAATGGTTCACCCACTCTTAAAGATTTTAAAATCAAAGAGTCTCAAGAATTATTAAACAAAAACGTAGAACACGTAGTATTCAATAATCATATTGATTTAGTAGATAATGGAAAAACCACTTTTGAAATTCCTAAGATTTCTACGAAACATTTTGCTAAAAATCAAACTGTTTTTAATGCTGAAGACTTTGCTACTTTCTTAGGTTGGTATTTGGCCGAAGGCTGCTCAACTATAAAAGCATATAAAGGCAAAAGCTATTATAGAGTGACCGTTTCATTTAATCCACATGATAAGAAAGAACAAAAATCAATTATTAATAGTATCAAAAAAATTGGTTTTACTCCTATTATTCAAGATGATTGTGTTGTATTTTCTGGTTTATCTTTAGCTACTTACTTGGTTCAATTTGGGAAAGCGTGGGAAAAATTTGTTCCACGTGAATTAATGGATTATTCTCGTCCTGTACTAGAAAAATTATTACAATCATTGGTAAATGGAGATGGACAATGGTTTGATCAAACAAGATTTAGATTTACTACTACATCTAGACAACTCGCTAATGATGTTCAAGAACTTGCTTTAAAAACAGGATATAAAGCTTCTATAGCAATCAATGCATGGAAAACGTCAAAAGGAAGAACTGTTTATCGTGTACATGGGGCTAAATTACTATCTGGTAATCTTTATGCTAAATCTATCACACAAATAGATAATTATAAAGGGAGTGTTCATTCAATGTTAATGTCTAAAAATCATATTTATTTAGCAAGACGTAATGGTAAATGTTTATGGACTCTTAATACTTGGCCATATGACGCTCTTCTTTTTGATCCTCGTGTTTTTACTGTAATCTTTGAAAAAACTTCCCGTCTAATCGCAAACAAACCTCGTGGCAAACTAAATCCACGTGAAGGTTCTGATGTTATGGCTGCTCGTATTAATAATCAATTACTCG